TTTTGGACCTAATAAATCTACAGGGGTATAATGAATGTAACTAACATATCTAAAGAACGCTTTTTAGAAGCTAAGAAAAAAATTACTAAAAAATACCCTAATGCTAGAACTATAATGGACAGTGAGGGTAAATATTATGTTGCAACCGAAAATGGTCGTGACATATGTAATTTACAAATTGGCAATTCAATAAATGGTTTTAAATTTGATCAAACAGAACACTATGAAAATGGTTTTGAGATAGACAGACTTAACAGTCAACTTAATAAAATATCTATGATACCACACAGTGATTCAGTTAAAGAAGCATGGCTTAAAACGGAGATAGCTATAAAATCATACCACGTAGTAGAACGTAATAGTAACAAGTTTAACGACGAGAAAGTTATGCAAAAAATGGCAAAATATGAGTAGAGCGTTGTTATTATGTTTAGCCTATTTTTTAGGAGCTCATCTATTAACTTACTTTCAAATAAATGGACAATTTATATGGTCTTGGTTTAAAGATCATCCTTTAACTTTATGTTTATTTGGTTTACCCATAAGTTATTTGTTTATAACAGCTACTAAATATTCATTTATAGCATTTGATGGGTTACTTTGGCCTGGGAGATTTGTAGGCTTTGCAATAGGAATAATTTCATTCACAGCATTTACAAGTATATTTTTGGGAGAAGGAATTAGTAATAAAACAATAATAAGTTTACTTTTAGCATCTGCTTTAGTTTGCATTCAGGTTTTCTGGAAGTAATTATATGTATATCAAATTGACTGATTTATCGTAAGAAAATCAATAGTTTATAAACGCTACCCAAGGGAGCAAAAATTAAATAAAAAATGACACATTTACAATTAGCACACACCCCGTTTGACATTCTAGTCAAAAATTTCTTCGAACAAGATTCCCAATTCGACAAAGTAAACCACAGAGCAGTAAATCACCCAGTAGACATTTGGGAAAACGATGAAGGCCTATGTTTAGAAGTTGCATGCGTTGGTTTAAGTAAAACAGACGTTGAAGTTGACATCGAAGATGATATATTAAAAGTATTTTACAACAAAAAAGAAGGTTCTAATGAATCTGCTCACTATCATTATAGAGGAGTTAAGAAAAGCAGTTTTGACTTAGGTTGGAAAATCGCTAGACGATTTGATTTAACCAAAGCTAAAGCAGAAATGGAAAATGGATTACTTAAGATTTTAGTACCAATTTCCAAAGCTGCAAAACCAAAATCACTTAAAATCCAATAATTAATAACTGTCAGTCAATTCTATCCTCATTTTTTAATTAGGTTACGTTCATGTTTAGAGAGGGATTAGTTGAGGAGCTAATTCCTTTCTATATTTATTACAAAACAATTTATGTTCACATTAGGAATACCCCTTAAACAAAAAAGAAGAACATTAGGTTATTTATCTAATGAATATTTCCCTGGTGGGATGAAAAAGTTAGGACAACAAGTCCCATACGAAATACTTTCATCTGATGAGGGATTTTTTGAATTAGGCTTTCCCAACATGGATGAAGATGAATTTAGAAGTATAACATTTCAACTAAAACAACAAGGAGTTACAGTCATAGGAGCTGATTCTCAATTAACAGAAAAAACTATGAAATTAGTAAATTTAGTACCATTAAAGGAAAATAAAGGCACCCCAGTAACAGATTACATGTGGAGAAGAATGTCAGATGACGAAAAGATAGACGCCTTGTATTCAGTTGTTAAAGATCCAGATGAAGCTCAAAGATATTTTGAATTGGATTGGGAAGAATTACCAAGTGGTTTTGAACGAGATATGAGAATATATGAGGGTTCATGTGGTTACGCTCCTGAAGGTGAAGATCCAAATGAAGCAGATCAACCTGCTGGATCACATCTATTAAGAAAAAAGATCAGAGAAATGATCGAATCATACGTTGACGATCCTAATGTACCTGGCACTTCAGGAATGGAAGATGCTGTAAATGATCCAAATGCCAAAGCAGAAAAAATATTAATGCAATTAGCAAAAGTATTTCCAGATGTACCTTTATCAAAAATTGTAAACGACAGTAGTTATAAACGTCAAGCAGTTACTCAGATATTGTTTGGAATGATGAATTAATATGGGTGTTAATTTAAGAGACATAATACGAGAAATAATTCGAGAAAACCTACGTAATTGGTTTAAAAAAGAAAAGTGGAAACGAATTGACACTCAAGGTAATATAGCAGGTGACTGTGGTACAATGCCCAAAGGTAAAAAGACTCAACGTTGCTTACCTGCGGCTAAAGCTAAATCACTTACTAAAAAACAAAGAGCAGCTACTTCTAGAAAAAAAACAGCAAGTAATAAGCAATTTGTTAAAAATACAAAGGCAGCAAAAGTAAAACTTAAAAAATGAGAGATTTAAAAGAACTTACAAGCATGGTTGAAAAACTATGTAAAAAAGGACAAGCATACAGAGCTAAACGAATGAGAGCAGGTGAAAAATCATCTGCATATTTGTCTGGTAGAGCAGTTAAAGTATGTAAAGGTCAGATGCAAGGTGAAAGTGCGGATCCTGATAATGATGATATTACTATAGACCCCGACACAAATTTTAAAATAGATTTAAAACATTTACTTCAAAAACACACAGTAGATAATGATGAAGATATTGAAGAAATAGATGCAGTGCGTGAAAATGAAGAATATTGCCCTAAATGTATGAATAAGTTAAAAGAAAACATTGGGAATACTTTAGACAAATTAAATGAAAAAAAAGGTAAATGTAAACCTTCAAAAGGTAAACGTTTTGCTAAAAGAGTAGATGGTAAATGTAGATCATTTGGTCAGAAAGGTAAAGCTAAAGGTGGTGGTGATCGTATACGACCTGGTACTAAAAAAGGCCATGCATATTGTGCTAGATCAGCTAAGATTAAAAAATGTAAAAATCCACCTTGCGCCAATACATTATCAAGAAAAAAATGGAAATGTCAAGGTAGCAGATCAGTAGCGTAAAACATTTTAAAAATAATTGCAAAAAGACTTGGAGACCCCAGGTCTTTTTTGTATCTTATGGGTGTAAAACATAAGAGATAAAAACATGAAAGAACTACAAGAATTTATTAACCAAATGCAAGCTACATCTAGTAGCTTAGATAAGGTAAAAATATTAAAACAACAATCGGAATTTATTCAAAAAGTACTTGAATACACTTACAATCCGTTTAAACAATATCATGTTACAAGTAAAACATGTATTAAAAATAGTGATTTGTGTGGATCAGGTATGTCACTTGATTTATTTGAATTATTAGATAAATTAAATACAAGAGAAGTTACTGGACATGATGCTATCAAATTAGTAAATAGATTTGCATCTAATTACCCACGTACTAGTTCTGAATTAATTTATAATATTATAGATAAAGATTTAAAAATCAGAACAGGTGCTAAAGTAATTAATAAAGCATTTCCAGGTTTAATTCCAGAATTTAATGTTGCATTGGCACAAAATTATGAACCTAAATTAGCTTCATTTGGTGAAAATGTAACTGAAAAATGGTACGCATCTAGAAAATTAGATGGTGTACGTTGTTTAGCAATTGTAGATGTACAAGGTAATTGTAGACTTTATTCTAGAATGGGTAAAGAATTTACTACATTAGACAAAGTTAAAAGTGCAATCGAAGCAACAGGTATTATCAATACAGTATTTGATGGTGAAATTTGTATACTAGATAAAGATGGTAATGAAGATTTTCAAAGCGTAATGAAAGAAATTAGACGTAAAGATCATCAAATTGAAAATCCTATGTTTATGATGTTTGATATGTTACACATTTCCCAATTTAATAATAAAAAAAGTACTGACACATTAGGTACACGTTTACATAAATTAAGAAGTTGGCAATTAGGTTGTGAAAATACATTACGCTGTTTAGACCAATCAGTTATTACAGACAAAAGACATTTTGACAAGTGGGCTCAAATGGCGGGTGACAATAATTGGGAAGGATTTATGTTACGTAAGGATGTAGGTTACGAAGGTAAACGTAGTAAAAATTTACTTAAAGTAAAAACATTCCACGATGCTGAATATAAAGTAGTTGATTGTGATGTTAGTCCTATGTCTGTAGTTAGAGATGGTAAAGAAGCACAGGAAGTTATGCTAGCACAAGTTTACATTGAACATAAAGGTCATAGAGTAAAAGTTGGTAGTGGTTTTAGTCAAGAACAAAGAATTAAATATATGACTGAAGACATTGTTGGTAAAACAATTACTGTACAATATTTTGAAGAA